TTGCCTTATCATACGCAAGTACTCTAGGGTCATTTGCAGGAACACCTGATTTTAACAACTCATCTTTTTCAAATAAAAGTTTACCTAACCCTGATGTAGGAATAGATTTTTCACGAGTCTTCTGTGTTACTGTTGCAGCAGACACATCCATATCGTCAGCACGTTTTGCAGCCATCATTGCTTCGTTAGGAGCAAAAGGTTGTATTGCACGACCAAAGTCACGAACACCTTTGGGTGATGTTAAATCAAACTGTGAAGACAGTTGTTTAATTTTAGACACCTTTTCTAATTCAGGGTCTCCACCAAGTAATCCACCAATAGCACGACCTACTCCCGCACCGCCTTGGTAGATAGCCATTTGCGCTCTTCCCATTGGGTCAAGCTGTGCAAATCTAAAAGCATTGGCTGCATCGGTTGCTTGACGTTGTTGCAGTAGTTGCTGTGGGTCTACACCAAATAAACCGCCTACGATATTATCTGCCATGATTATAGAAACCCTTTATTTTGTTCTGCTAACATACTGGTTTGTTGTGAGTATGGATTAGTGTTATAGCGTGATGCAGTAGATTGATTTCCTAAAAGATTATCAAACCAGCTTCCTGTACCGCCCATGCTTCCCATTCCACCAGAACTTACGGTACTGCCAATACTGCTTAAAGCGGAACCCATTGGACTGTAGCCTTGATATTGACTGTAAGCGTTAGCAGCAGCTTCTTGCGGATTAAGATATAGTTGACCTGCTCTTGCACCTGCGGTAGCGTATTGGTCAGCTAAAGAAGTACTTAGTTTGAAGGGGTCTTGTCCCATTGTTTCAGTTGTTCTTAACAAACCTAACTGAGCTTCTAATGGACCATAGCCAGCAGTTGTCAGTGAAGGTACTTGACGCAACAACTCCCCGCCTGTACCAAATAAACCAATACCAAACTTAGCTCTATCCATAGCAGCTTGGTCTGCCTGTGCTGCAAGTTGTAAATCTTGCTGACCAATTTGATTAAAATAGGCTTGTGCTAATGGGTTGGCAGGAGCGCCGCCTGTACCTGTATTAACACCAAGACCGCCTGTACCCCTACTAAAGTTAGTTGTATTTAATTTATTAAACGCAGCTTCACGACTAGGCGCTAACAGTGCTTGTTGGTCTGCAATATATTTCTGAGCAACTTGAGTAGGGTCTTGACCTAAATAATATTGTCCTCGATTGAAAGCACTAGAGGCTCCACCAAATAAAGGTTCTGCAGCAGTTGCGACTCTTGTTGGGTCGTATCCGCCTGTTTGTGCAAACAACCTATCTTGAATAAGTTGTAATTCAGGAGAAAGCTGATAACCACCTTTTCCGTCGTCTGAAAATGTAGACGTACCAAACCGAGTAGTCATACCCATTGGTTTGAACTGAGCCATTCCTGACGCTTTATCAGCAGCAGCTCGTAATGCTTCAGCATTTCCTTTAGCTGCGTCAGCGGCTTTAGAACCTGAAATTAATCCACCGCCTAAACTCAGCAATGGTCCTGCTAATGCAGCAAATCCACCCATTATAGACTCCTACTATATATATGATACATTTTATTATCCTGACCTAAAGAAGGCTGTGTAAATTCAAAACCTATTGTTTTACTAAACTTCACTAACTTAGTATTTGTTTCTTCTATCAACGCAACTAAAGGGACAGATACTAAGTGTTGTAATAAATTTAAATCTTCTAAATACTTTGTCTTAACTGTTGGTGTCCATTTACGGACATCTGTGTGAAACCATATTAAATCAGCGTGAAGCTCTAACAACATGGTATAGTCTTCACGAATGACGACAGGAACCTTAAAACTCAATTAGAACCCTGCTGGTTTAGGATACTTTGCTTTAACTGCTAAGCAAGCAGTACGATACTCTTCTAATGCTTCTGTATCATTCTTAACCCAAGCATCTACAAATTGTCCTAACTCTGGATAAGCTGTTAGTCTTTTACTAACATAATCCATTGCAGAAATCTCTGCTTCTCTATCAGCTTCAGAGTTCTGTTTACCAAGGACATCAGCTTCTAGTTTCGTAATCTCTACTAAGCCTGATGGAACTGTTTGTGTACTATCAAAACCGTATATTTTATTGTCAGCGTCTTTATAATGTTTCATCATCTATCCTTAATATAGTTCAGACCAAAAAGAAATACCCGAACCATCAAAGTTTAATTGATAAGTGCTTCCGGGAGGAACAATAATAAAAGCACCAGAACGAGCGCCAGCTCCGTTAAACTGCCAGTTAAAATAAGAAACCAAGACACTACCTACATAAGCTCGAATAGCTGGACCGCTATTTGCAGCAGAACCGCCAGCAGAAACAGCAATCGGATAGCTTCTAGAGTTGGTGTAGGTAGTCCCAGAACTTCTTGAGGCTGTTACATCGTTCCAGACTTCACCATTTAAACCTAAACCTGATACAGTAGTGGCTGCTGCAGAAGTCCATGTTGTTCCATTAGACTTCAAAATATTACCAGAAGTTCCCGGAGCTACTGTCTGTAACGCAGAAGTTCCGTTACCTAATAACACTGCATTAGCAGACAAAGTAGAAGCACCTGTGCCACCATCAGCAACAGCTAAGTCAGTGATACCGACAATAGTTCCACCAGTAATGTCTACAGCAGTCTTAGCTTGTGTAGACATATTGCCTAAACCAAGTGTATCGATAGCTGCTTTAACAAAAGCAGTATTAGCAAGCTGAGTCGTATTAGTGCCTGAACCCGCTGTAGGAGCTGCAGGAGTACCTGTAAAGGTTGGGCTATTGATGTTTGATTTAGAGGCAATTGCTGAAGAGATAGCTGTAAACTCGGTATCAATCTCTGTACCTTTAACAATCTTCCCAGCGTTACCTGTAGGAAGTCCGTCTTTAGCGGTAAAATTCGTTGCTTTACTATAATCTGCCATATCGTATCCTTAAACTAATGTTTTACCTGCTTTAACTGCTACGTCAATCTTTTGAATTGACATAGGGTTTCCATTGATGTCTGCTTCTAAACCAAGTTGCATAATTGTTCCTGAACCACCAGCATTGACAGAGAATCTATCTAATACAATACCTGAAGAGTATTCAGCAATATTGTATTCACCAATGTTGTATTCATAAACAACAGCGGTGTCTAGAACGTAAGTAGTAGCGTTGTAGCTTTCAGTGTAATCAAATCCCCACTTAACTGCTACAGATTGGTTTGTACCACCAATAAGAACCCAACCAATCTTCTTTAAAATCTTTAGCTTTGTAGAAGCATCAAAATCAAAGTAGTTAGTGTAATACTGTAATCGATAAGTGGAACCGTTATCTGAAAAACCAAAATACTTACCTATGTAGGATGTCTTACCAATCAATAGTTCTTTAGCTTGTGTAATACAAAAAGACTTAGGTTCTAAGTTATCCCAAACAGTTACTCTAGCTGAACCATCTTCGAGACGGGAACGAGTATCAAAGCAATAGACAAACTTAGTAGTAGGTAGAGACAACAAATAAATAGCGTCTCTCTCGTGATAAATACTTTTAATCTTACCTAAGTCAGCTTCAGAGAATACGTTAGCCATTAAATCGTCACGAACATTCTTAGAAATATCGTTCATTGGAAGCGATTTTTCTTGAATCACACGAGCAAGGCTACGAACACCAGAATTAGATAAGAATACTAAGTCTGTTCCAATGTTTTGAATCGAGTCTCTTGACAGACAACCAACATTATAAATAATGTCTTGTAATACTAATGCACCTGTATCAATCGGGTTAGCGTAGATAGCAATGTTATTACGACCAAAGATAACTAAGAATCCATTGTGTGCAGCAAGAGCAACCACATTATCAGCATTAGGAAATACTTCTTGTAAGTTTAAGTAACCTGCAGAACCTGTTGTAAAGTCTGTACCACGCAATAGGTCACTAAAATAGACAGTCTGTGTATCACCAGTGATGTTACCTACCCAGATACGTCCATAAGCAGACAATACAGTGTTAGGTTTAAAACTAGCAGTAGTGTGGTTTGCTGGTAGTGTACCAATATCACCAACTTGCTGAAATCCAAAAGTACCTGAATCATGAGCGTGTCCAGCACCACCAGACACAGGCAACTCATGCCACACCAACATAGGGTGTGCAGCCTGTGCTAAATAAGCATGAGGTTGAAAGTCGTTTACATCGCCATAAGGCATCGCAGCCATCTGCCAGTTGTTAGCAGTAATGGTGTAAGTAGCGTTGCCTGAGTTAGTTGCATTACGCACTAGCTTCTGTGTTAATGTTGCACGACCAGTAAATAACTTATTGTTACCAGCAGAGATGATAGTGTTATCACCGCCATCAACTACTTCCATCATGGCTTCAATTGGATTAGAACCTAAATCTGCATTGGTAGCATTTAAAGGTGTCCAACCACGTCTTGCACCAATACGACCATATCTATCAATAACACAGTTCTGTGCTTTAAGTGCAAACCCAGAAGCTAAAGTAATACTTGATTCTTGGAGGTTGAGTCCATAGAATCCCGGAGCAGCAATGGAGGAGGTCTGTAGTATTCCAGCCATTATACGCTAATCCATTCAGATTCTTCAACATAGCGTGAAGACTCTAACGAAATTGCATCTGATAAACTTTGTTTAAATAGTGCGTATGTCTCAGCAGACTGTACACCGCCATCTTCACCACGCTCAGCTTGCGCTCTAGCCAATGCACCAAGAATTACAGGCTCATGTGGAACTAAGAGTTTGTCTGAGTTAGCTGCTAATTCAACCTGTGGACGAATGACGTTAAAACGAATATTATAAACACCATCAGGAATAGGGAATAAATCAACCTGTGTATCGCCATCACTATTTGTACCATTAAAGTTATAGTAATATGGTGAATTCTTATTGGTAGAACCTAACAAAAACATCCGATTCATCCAAGTAGTGGTAGCGTTCTGTAACACAGTATTGCTAGTGTCGTTTAAGACATCAATTACACGGAAACGCTGACCAGTACCTACTAAGACATAGTTAAAGATGTCGGTAGCAGTTGTAGCAGATAATGTCTCAGATAATGAATTCCAGTTATAAGCATCTTCTACTTGACGCTTAGAATCATTGATGTACTTAGCAATGAGCTTAACATAGGCGTTATCAGACACTGAGGAAGCCTCTGGCTCACGCAGTCTTATTAACACCTCGTTAGTGAGTTCTAGGTAGTTTTTAGATGCCATATTTTCCTTAGTGTAACACAGTTTTGACTATGTGTCAACAATTATTTTAACAATCCCACTTTTTTAATGCTAGTGCTTTACGAGTCGGTCTGCCTTTTTCGTCCTTCATAGGACCTGCAACACCACCCATTCGAGCGCAAAAGCTCTTTCGTCTACCAGCAGCTTTAGGCGACTTTGCAGCCTCTTTAGCAGACACTGGTGGCTTTAACTTAGAACCAGTAGTCTTATTGTAGTAGTCTCTACCTTTTTGATTGAGACCGCCTTCAGGGTTCTGAAACGCTTTCTTAGGCATTATTTCTTCTTCTTTGCAGTCTTAGCAGAGTCTTTAAAGTCTTGAGCTGTAGGAGCGCCTTTGCTACCTACTTTACGCATCTTCTCACCTGACCCAGCCTTGATACGAGCTTTCTTGGCTGCGATATTAGAATAGAGTCCTTGTTTCATTAGCGACCTCTACTAGCAGATTTTTTCATCATCTTAGACTGAGGCATCTTAGCTTCGCTCATGGCAATAGCAATAGCCTGTTTACGGCTCTTTACTACAGGACCACCTTTACCGCTGTGTAGTCCACCAGCTTTGTATTCAGACATTACTTTACCGACTTTAGCTGTTTGTTTCTTAGTTGCCATGATTATCCTTTATGCAAAGTTTTGTACAGTTGACCTAGCGTCTAACTCTACTGTAATAACTACAGTAGTAGTAGCACCTGTTTCAGAGATAGCTCTAATTTCATCTCCCTCATCTAAAACAACATAATTCCCGTCACCGAGTAAGAAGAATGTTTTAGAAGAAAGTGGATAAGCAGAAGCAATCGCTACTTCTACGTTTTCACTCTTGTCATACCACCAGCAACTAAATGTCTTAGCTGAAGAAGTATTATTAAAAGCGTACAACAGCTTCCACAATGCCATGTTCCTAGTAGGGACAGTGAACAAGGTAGTCTTAGTGTTTGCAACTAAATTCTTACCTACTGAATGTGAACGCATATTACCTTAAGCGAAGTGTTTTAAAATCCAGTCTTTGAAGACTGTTAAGAATATACCGATACCTGATGCCAAGAAAGCAACTCCACCTAAGAAGCCTTTGTAACGCATCATCTCATCACGCACTGCATGAATACAGTCTAGTATCTCTTTCTGACTGGCTTGTAGCTTTTCTACTTCAGCTTCTAACACAGCGATACGCTCTACGTTATCTGTCATCTTAGCCTACCAAAGCCTTTACTTCATCTTGGGTTAAACCTAATGCAGTTAGTTTAGCTAGTGCAGAAGCCTTTGTATCAATGGCTAATTGTGCATCAGCTTGGGCTTGTGCAGTTACCGCTTGTAAGTCATAAGCTACTTCATTGCCATCTGCATCAGTAGCAACATCACCACGAATAATGGTAATTTGTGGATTAATTTTAAAAAGTGCTTCAACTTGTTTAATATTTAAGTTCATGCTGCAATCTCCATAAGCGTAATTGCTGAAGTTGTTGTATCTAATTGAACCGCACAAGTAGCACCATTATTAGAATTTTTAAATTGTGTTTTATATGTAGTTGCAGAAGTAGTTGCTGGACTATCCAAAACACATCCATTCATTGCAAAGTAATTTACTAAAGTGCTGTTTGTATATCCTTCAGAACCACCTAAAATTGCAATTTGTGTGCTTCCCCTGACTATTTTCATGGCAATACCATTTCCAGCATTATCAGCAGATTTATAACATTCAGGGTGATTTACAATTACAAGAATTGTGCTTGTTGAAAATTTAGGTGTAATTGTTGCAGTTAAACCAGTATCAGCATAAGTAGAAGTTGAATTATTAACTTGGGTAGTTGTAGTTCCTTGAACTACTTGCAATACACTACCAGCAGGAAGTCTAGCAAAAGGAATTGTTCCACTAGTTAAATTTGTAGCATTAGTAGCAGAAACAGTCTGTGTAGAGCTGTCGTTAAATGTTAGACCATTAGTCCCATCTATAATCATACTCATGGCAAAGTCCTTGCGGCTTGTTCAGCTTTAAATGTGTCGTATGCGGCTTTAACCTCATCAGTCCATGCGGCATTGCAAATATCTTGAACTCTTTGTTCTTGACCGCTAATCTCTGAATCAGGAGTTAATACCCAACGATGAAATGAATTAGAAACAAACTGACCATCTTTTTCAATAATAGTAGCTTGACGAACTTGTATGTTCCAATCTTTAACAATTTCTATTTGGTCAATTTCTGTGCGTTCTGTAAGTGCCATTTTTATTCCTTATGAAACTGTGTAGCAACCAGCAAAAGTAACAAGATTATTTGCACCTCCTGTACCAGCACTAGTTACTGGAAAATCTGATGCCTCGCCATTGGCTGTAGTTCTGTAATACAAAGTTATCTTTGTGCTACTTCCTACTTGTCTTGCTCCACTTGGATTATTAACAACAAACAGCCTTACATCCGACATTGCATAAGATGAATGAGCAGAGTTACCATGAGATGTAAAAGGAAGTCCGTCTATCTGTAAAGTGCCTGAGCCACTACCAACAGCAAAAGCAGTTGTATAAAATGTAGCTGAAATATAAACCATGTTACCAATTTTGGTATATTTGCCTTCTCTGTTAGCATAGCTAAT